TAACAAGAAGGATCATTGTCCTTTCTGTTTTGTTTGCGTGTATGTATGCTCCTTTTATTGCTCCAATTTTTAACATACCTATCGTTGTAGAGGTTACCCAAAAGACACAAGAATTTTTCTTTGGTCTTTTTGGTGGCAAAGAAGAAACAGTTTTTAAAGAGATTAATGGTTATCTCTTTGCAGAAGAAAACAGGCAAGCGTTGCTTGCTATTATAGGATTTTATTTTGGCAGCGCATCTGCCAAATAACATAGGAGAAATAGATGACTGATCAACAAGTAAATGAGACTCCACAGACTCCAGAGCCAACTCCAACGGAACAATTGGCTACGGAACAATCTACACCGGAACTATCTCAAGGTGGAATTCCTGAAAACATTGCTCAAGAAGATATTGCACAATATACTCATGAGAAACAGGCGTTCCTAAGTCATGTCAGAGATCAAGGGAAGGAAATCCCTGCAAACTTTAAGAATGCAGATGGTTGGTTTGATAGTTTGTTTGAAGCCCAAAAGAATTATACTCAAGCTCGTCAAGAAATTTCTGAGCTTAAGACTCAATATAATGAAAATGGAATTACAAATCCAAACTATGATCCCAACGCAGGACAACCTGCCGTTGAAGCACCTATTGCTGATCCTCAAAAAGGGGAGCAGCTTCAGATTGATACTCCTCCTGAACCCACTACGAAAGAAAGTGCCTTAGATCAGGTTACTGTGAACGAGTGGAATAAATGGGGAGAAGAAATCGAGGCTAATGGAGAACTTACTCCTGAGTCTAGAGATCAAATCAGAACAAAGATGGGTGTTACTGATGAAGTGATTGATCATTTTGTTTATGGAAGACAAGCAGCTAATAAGGAAGCTTTCCGTACTGCTGCTGGTCATGTTGGGGGAGAAGAAAACCTCAATAATATTTTGGGTTGGGCGAGAGATAATCTCGAAGGTGGCGAACGGGATGCTATTAATGCACAGCTTCGTTCACCTAGTTATGCTACAACTCTTCTGGGGTTGCAACAACGCTACAATCAGGCTGCTTCTAGTATAAGGCGACAAGAGCCTACACCTACTCCAAACAGGAGACAAGCGGGTGAAGCTATGTCTAAACAAGTTGTAGGGTATGCAAGTCAACAAGAGATGATGGCAGATATGAGAAACCCAAGATACAAAGTTGATCCTCGATTCCGAGAAGCTGTACAACAAAGAGTTAATGCTTCTCAAGGAATTATACAGGGTCACTTTTAATTAATGCGTTTGAAACAATAAATATTCTTAGGGGATATTGAATGGTTTCCTTTTACCAAAGAACTCGAAAGAATAATTCTAAGGTAGCTGTCGTATATTGTATTTTTATTTTAAATTCATAATATATGATAAAGGAGATTTATCATGGCATTTAGTGGAGATCAAATTCTACTTCATGGAGATATCGGGTATCGAGCAGATACTTCGCTCCATACTGCTACAACTCCGGGTGCTCCGGGTCGTTTGTGGCTCCCGATATGGTCGGGTGAAGTCATCAATGCGTATGACGAATATAATATGTTTGAAAATTTAGTTACTAGCAGACAAATTGCTAGTGGTATGCAAATGGAGTTCCCAATCACTGGTACAGTAGGTCTTAACGCTGTCTGGGCTGCGGGTGAAGAGCTTGGTGGTGGTAACGATAAAGACGGTAACTCACCAATTTCAGATTCATTTGTTGTTACTTTGGACAAGCGTCCAATGGCTGCTCACTTCGAGCTAGACAACATTGACCAAATGGTATCACAGTGGGAATACAGAGCAGAGCTTGCACGTCAAGCTGGTTTGCGTCTTGCTTCTACTCGTGATAAACAACTTGCGTCTTTCGTATCTCGTGCTATATGCAACAGTATTGAGCTTGAAAAGACTGCTATAGATACAGTTTGTTTATCTTTTGACGAAGTTGGTGCTCCGGGCAACGATTCCACTTTGTGGGGAACTGTTACCGCAGGTATAGCTAGTACACGAGGTATGCAACCTAGACACCAGTTTGGATTTGCAAGAACTCGTGATAACTTCCAATACTTAGGAAGTGGCACTGCATCTGCTGCAAATAGAACTACAGCTGCTTTAGAACTTCTTCAATATGTGGAAGACTTCTTAGTACGTCAACAAGAAGCTGACATTCCTGAAGAACCATACTTCTTAGTAGTTGAACCAAGAACTTTCCAAGATATCCGTGCTCTTGGTGTTGCTCGTGCAACCGGCGATCTTGATGATGGCGGTCGTAGACCTTTATTCGGTGCAACTGAAGACATGGGTGGCTTAGGTGCTGGTTTATCTCAAGGTATGTTTGGACTAGGTGATACTCTAGTTTACATGGGTGTTACTATTGTTAAGAGCAATCACCTACCTGTTGCAAACTATGCAACTGTTGCCACAAGTAATCCTGATGCATCACCTGACACTAATCTTGTACCAGTTATTGGTGAAGATAAGTATAATGTTCAAGGTCTTGAAGCTGGTATTAAAGCACTTATGTTTACAGCTTCAGCTATTGCATCAATTAGACTACAAGGTCTTAAAGTTGATACAGTAGATGATGTTCGTAGAAATACAGTATTTACTGTTGCTTCTATGATGGGTGGTACTGGTATTCTTAAACCAGAATGCACAGGTGTTGTCCTTGATGGTATCAAGTACAAAGGTTCTGTAACTGCTGAGGTGGATGACATCGCAGGAGGTGCTTTAGAAATGAACGAAACTGATACTGATGATATTACGTTAGCAGAAATTAACGCTTCTGGTTCTGTAGATGCAGCTAAAGGTTCCATTCTTATTGACCTGTATGGAAATGCACTATTCAATGGTAAACCTGCACTTGATTCTGCACTATCAAATAATATTCCTACTGGTCTTGGTGCAATACCGGGAGCATTTGTTAAGTCATAATAATTATATTATTTTTATTTATAATATTATATTGACATTCGCCCTCTCTTCTCGAAAGGGGAGAGTGGGTTTTTAGTTTTTTATAAGGAGCACTATAATGGGAATGATTTCTAAGTTAGAAGCTATTAATCGTATGCTCCTCAATAGTGGGGAGCAAATAGTAACATCTCTTGATGATGACCAATCTGTTGATCTAACGATAGCTAAATATGTTTTCAATGAAACTGTTAGAGACTATCAGTTAAGAGGTACACTACACAACAAAGATATCAAGAAGTATTTTCTTGGTTCTGTTGTAAACATGGGTCTACCCACTACTACTACTGCAAATACTGTGCTGTTGGATTCTGGTACACTGAAGACGTTTACGTTTGATACTGGATTATCTATTAGTGTTGTTTTTACAGCCAATACTATTCCATCTGATGGATTAACATTGGCTTCTTATGGTAAGAATTGGATTAAACAAATAGAAGAAGGCGACTCAGGACATGATGCTATTTCTAATATGTTCGGGACTACCACGACATCCGATGCTGTTAAGTTAAGAACTATAGATGGTACGGATACTAGTGTAACTGTTGATGTTTCCTACCTTATGGGTGTCTGTGAAAGCTTTACCGTATCTCCTAACTATAATGGGTCTGGATTTGCTGATGGGGATGAGGTAAGAATTAAACCAGTAGCTTCTGGCTTTGGTGCTGATGGTAATCATGGCGGTACTCATGCCTTTGAAGATCCTCTCATTGGAGATCTAGAAACAACTAGATGGATCTGGGATTCAGTAAGTGCTGCTAATACTACTAGTAATACTAGTTGTTGGGGAGCTGAAGAATATAATGCTGGTGGTGTCGTATGTACCGTAACTGCAAGTACTGGTGCTCTTCGATATTTTGAAGATGGTTCTGGATCTACTGCTCCACAAAAGACTTCTTCTAGTGTTCTTCTGGATACTAGTACGTCTGTAACCAATGCAACAAACAACTTCTGGAACCTATCAACATCGACTACCAAATCCTATCCGGGATATAACTATAGTTCTAGTAAAACCAAGAGTCAAGAGATTCAATACTTAAGTGGTACTGGTACTGGTAAAAGAGCTAGGGCTAATATAACACTGGCTGATGGTGTTGTCAAAACATTAGGTGACTTTAAGGATAGAGGAAAACTAAACACAGCAGGAACCTATGTCCTTTCCCCTCCTTATCAAGGCAGCTACCAAGATCTTAGTGGATCTAGTAGATCTAGTGTAACTACAACTATTAAAAATAATGTGCTTCCTCCCGATGTTGAATCGGATAGTAATGCAAGTTTGTGTCTTGAAGATGCTGGTGAACTTAACTCATCTAACTTTACTGCGGCAACATGGTATACGTTTGATAGTAGAATAGCAGGGTTGGATGGAACATCTAAACTTTATACTCATCCCACCTCCTATACAGGAGACGATGGAGAATCATATACCTGTCAAATTAAAGGATATGTTAATAATAAAGTATTAAACCCTATTACGTTTAATCATTATTTACTACGAGAGCTAACTACTATTGGAACAGCGGCATATACGGCTACTGGATTTCAAGAACAAATTCTAACCTCTACTACTAAGAGTTCTGGGGGTGTTAACTGTAAAGCATTATTTAGAGAATCATCAGACAAACTCATTGATGTTCAGTTGGTAGATGGAGGATATGGATGGGAAGTAGGAGATGTCATTACATTTGTTTTTGCAGATAGCTCTAGTGTTCCAGCAGATACAAGCGTTGCTCTTAAACAGAAGAAAGTAAGTATAACAATCCCTGCCTCAAATACATATCATCCGTCTGGAAGATCTCTTGTTTCTACTCTTGGAATTCAGAAAATTAAAACTATGCCAGCATCTTCTAACTATAGAGGAGAAGCTCTTTGGCATGGTGGTACTACAGACGATGATACAGGATCAGTTGGTTGTCTTCATATGCTTGGTATGAATAATATATACGGAGCAACTGGAGGTACTGCTGGCTTTGATTTTGCTTCTGGAAGTACAGGTAGACAATTATATTATCTTGTTTGGGATACTGGAACAGATGTAGAGAATTGTATTATTCAAGGAAATGAGTCTGCAAGCGGAAATGTAGATCTTGAAGCTATTGTCGATAGCGGTAGAGGATATGAGGTTGAGGTTGGAAGGGCTAGTTCTTTGAAACTTAAGAGAGTTTCTGATGATGTAGAATCTGTAGCTTTGGATATTAAGTTAGGGTTTCCAGATGCGGGTCTTGGTTCTGTTCTTAGTGCTATAGCCAGCAAGAGAGGTATTACTGGTCCTCTAATAAAGATGAAGAGAGAAGTAACCAGTACAAATCAGAAGACAGTAGCCGATGTTAGTTATCCATCGTCAGGTGCTCTTAGTGCAGAGTCATACTTTGCTCCATCGTTCTACTTTTATACAGAAGATGCAGCCTCTACCTATAATTCAGCTGATGATCAGAATCTATATACTGGTGTGGTTGATGCTGCTACTCTTGTTCATAATGGTGCAGACTATACTGCATCTACGACCCAAGAATATGAGATTAATGATACTGGAGCAGGTGCAGCTGCTAGTTTGACCGCATTTGTATTTGCTGGAGCGATTGATCTTGGAGAAACCATACAATTTATTTCTACTGATGGTACAGATAAGACTTATGAGTATAGTACTTCATCTAATGGTACTGTTCTTACCAACGGTAATATTGCTGTTAATAGAGATACTTCCCCTCTTGCTGCTGAAGCAGCTGCTAACTTAAAAACAGCTATGGAGGGTTCTAATGGACATGGTGGTTCTAGATTTAATGTAGCAATAGCTACTAATGAATTAACTATTACTCAAATGATAAAAGGAACGGCAGGAAATACAACAGTTACTGTAAGTAGTTCATTTAATGATGGTATTTCTGGTACTGTAGCAACCGCCTTTACTGGTGGTACTGATGCTAGAGCAAGTCTATATATCAGTGATGTATTAAATGGTGTTATTACTGACTTTACTATTATGAATCCCGGTAGTGGGTATGTTGTAGGAGATGTTCTCACGATCAAGTCTCCTTCAACCAGTACATCTTCGGTTGTATTTAGAGCAGGAGAAGTTACAAGCGGATCTATATCTGGATTAACTTTGAAGTATACTGATAAGACTGATATTGTCGGACCCGATGCCTTTACAAGTTATGGTTGGGGATATAGTAATGAAATGGTAGATGATAATACTAATTATCCAGATGTTACTTCTAATGTAACCGAGTTTGCTGTTTGTGAGGTAGTTAGTGGTTCAGGTGTTATTCATGATGCCGTAGCTTCGGTATTTAATGTAAGAGGTACAGTAGGAGGAACAAATACTATTACAAGTGGTGTAGTTTATGCTGTTGATGACCAAGCCGATGACACTTCAAGTGCCTTAGTAAGAGGTATGCAACTGACTGTTGATGGAGATAGTACTGTTATTTCTAATAGTTATGTTTCGTCTATCTTCAATCTTACAAAAGTTAAAAATGTTCAGCCAGCTTCGGTATCTATTCTGTCTTCTGGACATAAGTATTCAGATGGAGATACTGTTTCCATTAGCTATACCGATACCGCAGGAACAAGTGCAACATATTCCCTTCCTGTTAATGCTATATCAAAGAAGATAGTCTTACAAGAAAACGCAGAGATATTTGACCTTACCGAAGGTCCTGTTAATAAAACAATCTTATCTGCAAGATATGCAAATGGTCATTTAGAAGGCGACTTTGAATATGATAGTGATGATATTCTAATAAATGGTGCAGACTATTTTAGACAACAAGATGGAAAGATATATCTAAAGAATCTTACAAACGATACTCTTGAATGGGATGATACTAAAGTTACTGATGGTAGAAATGTTGAAGTTATTTATTTCATTCCTTGGGAAGAAGTTGAAACTTCTATGCAAAGTTCTATAATAGATAGTGCTGTTCGAGAATATCAAAGAATAGTTGTTGGAGACTTGAATGTAGATCAGATTCTATTAAGACGAGAGACAGAATCCAAATGGCTGTCTAAGTCTAAAGATATTACCAGTCGTGGAAGAAATATTTTAGTTACTGGTGATCCTAATGTTTATAAAGCTGTTCACAGAAATAGGACTGTAGGATCTAATGATGCTTGGCCTAGAAGAAAATGGAGAGGACTACCTAATGGCTAAAAGAAGTAGTAAAGTTGTAATACCTATTAACTCTCTTAGTGGTGGAGTTGGGAGAACTCCTCCAAGCAAACGGCAACTAAACGAGGCACAAGAACTAGATAACTGTATTGTTACTATAGAAAAATCTTTAGAGAAAAGAAATGGATTCAAGTTTATTGATGGTACTGTTGATGAGGATAGTGATAGAGACGGAGCTTTGAACATTCCTTTGCTTAGTGCAAACGATGACGTACACTTTGATTGGCTGGATTTAGATGGTTCCAATAGGTTTCTTATTGCTATTAACTCTTCTTCTACTAGTTTTGAAAATCTTATTTCTGTATTTAAAATAGATGATAATGGTATTGTTACAGAAGAAACTGTAGATACTACTGTTGAAAATGCTTCAGATTTTTATGACTATGTTACCTATGCCAAAGAAGCTTTCTCTACAAGTGAAAGATTAAAGACAATTCCCTTTGGTTCTTCTTTGTTTATTCTCAATAATCAGGTAGAAGCAGGATATGAACAAGGATTTCCGGGAGAAGATATTACCTACCTAACCTCCAGATATGCTGAGGGTGGGGAGATTGCTGAGTTTAAGACAACTATTAATGTAGGAACTATCGGTAATATTAATAACTTTAGATCTTTAATTGTTACTTGGGATTGGGTAAACGAGACTCTTTCAGATATTGAATCAACTCCAGACGAACTAAAGACAGGTAGTTTTAGTGCGTCTCTTGAAGCTATAACTTTTACAGATACAGCCGCAGATCCAGATGTTATCAGTGTTAACTATCCTCGAACAACCAATGATATTGTTCGTTCTTTGCTTAAAGATCTTTTGTTAAATCCACCCGGAGGTAATAATTTTCCGTTTGAGCCTGTGTCTATTGAGATAGAAGGAACAACTGCCGAAGCGA